TTTGATATGTTTGCTTATTTTTGAATACAGACAGATATCAAAAACTCCTCTTAGCCTCATTAATAAGCTTTGATTTAGAACGGATGTGATATCATCAAAATTTTGCATGATACCCTCCATGACTCTGTTGATTAGAAGCTTGAAAACTTCGAAGAAACTCTTAATTGTTTTTGAACCATCTACTAAGTTCATTACAACCATTTTCCGAGTAGTGGGGGCTCCTTTCTGGTCTCCAACATCCAAATACGCTTCTCTCCCCTCAATAGATTTCTGGTGGAACACAGTATCTGTATTCTGCAGAATCAACAAGATCTGTTTCAATGTATTATCATATGCAGCATGAATCCATAAACGGACTTCATTTGCTAAATATCCCATTTTCTCAACTAAATATGGGTTATGATAATACATTCCTTCTAATTCAATGGGTCTGTGTAACATCTGATTTTGAGTTTCAGATGGCAGACTCCAAATATCTTTTCCGTAACCGTAGTATACAATCCAATTTGACCATAACAGGACAGTTGATTGTAAATCGTACGGGCAATTACTAGTGACTAAATTGTAAGATCTGCCTACCACTGACTGTAAATCAGGGCCTGGGCCTGTGTTAGGGAGAGATGTTCCAAGAGTCAAACAAAATTTGACCCAACTAGGAATTGAACACCCTTTATAGTAATAAGACTGCAAGACTTCTGCAGCCCTCCCAAATCCGCATTTTTTGGTTGAACTACGTTGTCCAACAAATGCACTAGTAGTGAGACATAATAGAACAAAGTACTTTGCTACTTGATCATTAGTCACATAACAAATGGCAGAACGGAATCCTTCTCCTTCTCTGTAAAATTCTTCGTCTTGATGGATGGATTTGAATATATCATCTATATTTATATCCCTTAAATCCCCGTTGGGTGCTATTAAGTCTACCATCAATATTGAATCATCAGAATGGCCTTCTCCCCTAACTACACAGTTAGGGAAATACCTTTTGAAAATCTCGGAGACCCAGAATAACCCGACTGCAGTTCCATAAGAACCAGCAAAGTTGTACACTCCTAGAGTAAATCCTGGAATCTTGTTATAGAATTCGTTCTGTAAAATAGGTTCTATATTCTTTAAGTCTTTCCCAAATTCAATATCTCTCTCGATATACTCTTTGGCAATTACTTTTAGATCTACATATTTCTTAAATGCAGCAAATTTAGAAAATTTGAACACATCCGAATCAGTTTCACCGACTGGGCACCCAGCTTGGACCCACTTGGAGTAGTGTTTATAGACAGCCTTAGGTAAGAGAATAATTCTCTTCTTTAAAGCTTCAAAACAATCTAAGATAAAAGCACACATGTTTTTGCTAAAATAACCTGCATGGTACAAAGCTACAGTTTGGAATATTAAGGCGTCAATCGCATACATATCTCCGTACTTAGTTTGGTCCATAGTCATCATAAAAATTTCAGCTAT